TTGTTGCTGATTTCCCATTTAGCACCCGGACGTAGCATTTGCATCGCTACGTCAATGCCATAGAAGCGGTAGATTTTTGTGTCCATAGTTATTGATTGATTTTTATGATTACGATGCCGGAACCGCCAGAGCCGGGAGCTTTATTTACATCCTCAGCACCGCCACCGCCGCCGCCTGTGTTTGCAGTTCCAGATTGGGCTGCTGAATATGGAGAGCGAGTTGCGCCATTTCCGCCGCCGCCGGAGCCGCCGCTACCGCCACCAGAGCCACCACTTTCGGCTCCGCCGCCCCCACCACCAGCATAGGTAACACTGCTTCCACTAATAGAAGATGCAGTGCCATTACCGCCATTCCCGCCTCCAGAGGCAGTCGCATTTGCACCAACGGCTGATGCGCCACCGCCACCTCCAGAAGCGTTTGTATTTCCTGTGCCGCCGTTGCTTCCCTGTGATGGAGATGTACTTGGCGTGTTGCCATTTCCTCCTAAACTTCCTGATGTGGTTTGACAAAAGCCACCACCACCACCAGAGCCACCAGCACTACCTGCTGTTCCGGTAGGGGTTCCATATCTTCCGCCCTTGCCGCCACCTGTTGATGTAATCGTTGAAAATACTGAATCACTACCGTTAGCATCAGTTGCGCTTGAGCCGCTGGTTGCTGCGCCACCAGCGCCAACAGTAATGGTGTATTCAGTGCCAGCAGTTACAGCAAAAGAAGTTCCAGTTCTAAACCCACCAGCACCGCCACCACCACTTGCTACTGTTGACCCAGTAGCGCCGCCACCACTTCCACCACCAGCAACGACCAGATAATCCACACTGCTCACACCAGTAGGAGCAACCCACTTAGTCGATGACTTGAAGGTAAAGACAGTCTGTGATGCGACGTTGTACTTGAGGATGACAATGCCGGAGCCGCCGTTGCCGCCTGTTGAATTAGAACTTGAAGCACCGCCACCGCCACCACCTGTATTCGCTGTACCTGCAACCGCACCCGGAGAAGGATTAGATGAACCATTGCCACCACCACCAGTTCCACCTGTGCCACCAGATGCAACAGTTCCAAATTTAGCGCCGCCACCGCCTCCACCAGCATAAGTTACAGAACTCCCGCTAATTGTTGAGGAAGTACCATTTCCACCGTTGCCACCATTTGGATTGCCGCCAGCAGTACCAACAGCACCAGCACCACCACCGCCACCACCACTTGCGCCGGGGCCACTCCCATCACCACCGTTACTACCTTGCGACGGAGAAGTGCTAGGGGTGTTTCCGGTTCCACCAACAGAGTTACTAGAACCACCACCACCTGACCCACCATTTTGCCCATTACTGGCTGACGGCCCTAAGTCAGCTCCACCGCCACCACCGCCATTAGAAGTAATCGTTGAAAATACTGAATTACTTCCATTAACTCCGGTGTTATTTGCCCCAAGAGCTGTAGCGCCAGCTCCTACAGTTACGGTGTAATCAGTTCCGGCTGTAACGCTCAAGCCGGTTCCAGTACGAAAGCCACCTGCGCCACCGCCACCGCAACCATAACCTCCAGAACTTCCACCGCTTGCACCACCAGCGACCACTAGGTACTCAACCTCGGTAACACCAGTAGGTGCAGTCCAAGTGCCAGATGCGGTAAAGGTTTGGACAACGGTAAAGTTGCCGCCAGCGGCGACTCGACCCATCAACAATGCTTGAATTATGCCTGTCATGTGATATTCGACCCCGAAATGACCCACACATTCGATGTCACCTTAACAGCCGTCGCTACACCCCACTGCGATATTGTCCGGCTACCAGTCGCACCGTTTGATGACAAATACATGGTGTCAGTTGTAATCGCAACCGTCACATTGTTTGCCGAACCGTTCACAATCGTGATGGCTGTACCTGTCGTAAATCCGACATTCGAGTTAGCCGGAATGGTGTACGTCGCAACCGCCTGACCCGTCGGGTGATAAATATGTTTACCCGCATCGCCAAGCACAATGTTGTAGTTACCATTTTGGCTATTTTGTGGAATTCCCATGTAGCCAGTGATGTTGACGCTATCAACAACCGCATTAGCTACCGTGACATTCGATACAGTCAGATTGCTTAGTTGCGTGACAGTATTGCCAAGCTGGATGGCTGAGTTACCAATGTTTATGGTCGTTGCAAAATTTGCGTCTAGCTGCGACAACGGGATAGCAGTTGTTGCCGTAGCAAATGTATTAGGTACTGGCATTTAGAACCTCACTCTCAATTCATGTTCATACTCAAAACCGTTATAAACGATGCCGGGATTGGCTGATGTAACGGTCATCCCAAGATATTTGCCATACTGCTTTGCGTCAGTCTTGTACAGCGTGTAACCAGAAGAACTTGCAAACCAACCAATTTGTGCAGAACTATTGTTGACCCAAGGAATCACAATAGACAAATTGTTAATCCAAGTTATTTCTTGACCAAGCGCCACGACAGGACTCTGACCTTGTTCAGAATCAACGGTCACAGAAATAGTTGAAGCATTAGTAAGTGTTGCCTCAATGCCAATCTTTAGCGCTTGTTTTGTGCGAATTGGGTCTTTCATCGGGTTCAGAGAAGTCTGAACATAACTGCTGATGTCTGCCGTCGAGTTGGCGTACAGCCTGATGCAAGAGTTCCCATTTGTTCCGTACAGCGTAATCCTTCCGTCTACCGGCACAGACACAATATGTTTTAAATCGTTGGTCGCACTTGTAAAAAACCATTTCTTCTCAAAGAAAATTGCTTGTATGTATCTATCGTCACCCGATACACCCAAGCCTCCCGTGTACTTAAAGTTAAAAGCAGCACACAGAATGTTGTTTAGAAGCACCTGACCAGAAGTAACATTGCTGGTAGTAAAATCAATATTAGTAAATATGCCGTCTAAAGGGTCAGAAATTTTTGATGTCGTAGAACCAACAAGCGCATAGACACCATAATCATTCATGAACAACACAGAACGGAAGTACGGGAAAATGGCGTAAGCCAACTTGGTTCCCACCGATGCACTGACGTTTGTGTTCGTAAAAAGTGTTGTTCCTAGATTCGATACCCTAACGTCGGAAAAGACGTTGATGCTGTCATCGCCAAAGATGTACAAAAAGTTATTGGCTGACAACAGTTGAACAATGTTGCCGTGTAAGGTCGCGTCTGTTAAGACAACAGCACCGGCAGAAATAGAGACAAAATCACTATAAGAGCCAGCAACAGAATAAAAAACGGTTCGTCCATTGGCTATCCAAACACGACCAGAGAATGACTGAACAGCAACATTGTCATCCTTGTTGATGATGGCTTTGGCTGTAGCGTTTGAACCACCGCCGCCAGTAATAGATACCGAAATGTTTGACGAATTTGTGTAGCCCGTTCCAGCATTGGTCATGATGACTTGCGTCACAATGCCGCCGCTAACCACCGCTTGACCTGTCGCGTTAGAACCGCCGCCACCCGTAATCGTGACAACCGTATTTGCTGAATTGGTGTAACCCGTGCCACCGTTTGTGACTAAAACAGATACCGTGCCTTTAGCAAAGGTTGTAATACTTGCTATCGCAGCAGCATTGTTGCCACCGCCACCCGTCAACGTCACCGTCGGGGAAGACGTATAGCCAGTACCAGCTTCTGTAATCGTGATAGAAGAAACGGTGTTTGCTGTAACCGTTGCAAATGCCGTGGCCTGAACGCCATTAGCTTGGTTCGGTGCAGAAATAATCACCGCTGGTGCGCTAGTGTAGCCGCTGCCAGCATTGGTAATGCCAATAAAACCAACAGCACCAATAGTAATTAAGTCAATCCCATCCCAAGTAAAGTAGCCTTTAGATGGGTCAATAATTAGAACGCGCTCATTCTTCCACTGGCTTACATTGATACCGCTACCAGAAAACGTACCCGCAGCAGCTAACGAATACTTGGTGTTATTCGTCAGGTCAACGTATTCGCAACTGCCGTCGGCCTGAAAAGCTAATAAATAGTCTTTAATGCCGATGTTTGCAGAGAAAAAGCCAGTTACGTCGTTAGTAAACGTGACAGAGCCGACTGCTTGATACGTTGGCGTAATTCTAAGGTTGGCGTAACCAACTGGCATCGCATTTTCAAGCCAGAAGAATTCGTCATCGCCAATAGCCGTGCGGTTAGCTTTCGTGTTAACTCCACGAAAGTTCTTAACCACTTCATACGACTTTTTTTGTTCAGCAGCAGCCATGACTTAGTACGCTTGAGAGTACGGGTCAGGCATCCTCCGAGTGTAGACCGATGCCTGAACCGCTTGAACTTGCTGTTTGTATTGACCAAGATAAATCTCGGCTTCCCCAAATGACTGTTCGTAGTATTTGGCGGTGTAAGCGGCATAAAACTTGACCGGCGAACTGTAAGGTTCGTCTATGCTGTCCTCATCAGCCAGATTCACTAAATCCTCTGGCAACAGCACCGTGTCTAGGTCAAGCGTATAAGATTGGTCGGGTATCGGCCCGATATAGATAGTTGACTGCCCATAAATGCTGAAGGCAATCGGCGTACCAACATAATTCTGCCAATAACGCAGTCTAGCGTTAAAGTCAGTCCACGGCATATACCGCAGCGGAATTCTTGAGTTTCCCCAATACAGGTTGATGTTCACAACGTCTAACGTGTTCAATCCTGCTGGCAACGACGCATAGTTAATCAACTCGCACTTACCGGCATACTGCAAAGTTGCAGTTCCATCAGTAAACGGTGTTGACGGCGGGTACACAGAAGTGCCTGAAGGGTAGGGAGGCGCTTGCGTTCCCAATATGCCACCTGACGTTACTTGGTAGATGTAGATATTGGAAAAAACATAGTCGTTCGTATTGACAACTAGCCCTTCAGACCAAATGTAGGGCGTAGCACCACCAGCGACAGGAGAACAGGGAATTGTGATTGTTTGGACGGAGCGCAGACAGCCCGTATCTCGCACTATGCGTTTACGAGCGCCATTGATATAGTCGGTTAGCTGACTATTCGTATAGAAGTTGGCGTTAGCATCATGCAGCAAGCGCCGGACTTCGGTAATGTACCCTTGTAGAGTCTGCGACATTTACGTTCCATATCAAGCTGCAATATTGAATTTTCCCTCCACCCCCTTCGCAGGAGGCAGAGGTACTTTTTCAACCACGGGGGATATAGCGTGGCCTTTCTTGGGCGGTTGGTCTGTAATCAAAATCTTTTGCAGAATCTTTAACCCATCAGGGACTTCTGCTTTGGTTTTGATTATGGACAACTGCGCCATAAACGGTTCTTTGTCTTCATGCTGATAACCGAATATGTGACGAGCCGCCTCTAGCGGAACTTCGATTGTCTCGCCCACCGGAAAGGTGTACCAGACATATTCGAAACTAAAGGTAATGGGTTTGTCCCATTTGTTCGTCACATAAACGGTTGTCATGACTTAAAACGATACAACATCGCCCCATACGCAAATGTCTACGGTATTGCTTGTTGTTGAAGCATTACCAACATTGACGTAGAAGCATTGGGTTACATTGCCTGTAATGGCAGTCGTTTGATAAGTGGACGTTACCGCAATGTCTTGGAACTTACCAACAGCGCTTACGCTCGACAGGCTAGTTACAGCCGTGATGAGGTTTGCGCCATCGCCAGTCAATCCCACAGACACGTTAGCAAGGGCAACCGAACCGGTAGGGTTTTGCACAGTAATACGCCGTACAATAATCCCACCAGAGTTTGCTGCCGCCCCACCATTTGTCAGACCGCCACTCAGAATCGGAATGGTGACAACAGCATTACCTGCCGTGTTCAGGCTGGTTGCCCGAATTACGCCAATACGGTAATTGCTAAAACTATCACCAGTATTTTGCCCGACTGAATCAGCGTTAGCCATGCGACCCCCTTACGATGCGTAGGTACTGCTGACGTTTTGACCGCCGTTGGTTGCCAACAGGGTCACGGTGTCGCTAGTCGCGCTGGTCTTGGCATACACGTTCACGCCATCAGAAATGATGACACCACCCGTGTTAGCTGCAATCAGCGTTGCATTCGACGAACCGTTGTAAGCAATAACCGTCGTATTGGCTTGCGGGAACATCAGGTAAACACCTGCTGGAATGACCGTACCGTTGCCGGTATTGACTGCGGTAACAGTCGTGGTCAGGAAATAAGCACCAGCGGTATTCGACTGTGCGCCAGCTAGGATGATTTTGTTTGTGCTTAGTGACATGGTTATTCCTCCTTAGATGCTCAGAGAGTTGTAACCCGACACCACAGTCATCGATTTCGGCTTGGTCGAAACCAATTCCGCAATCATCAGAACTGCACCCACATAACCAATCTGCCAGTTCGGGAGCGTCGATTCAAAACCAGTAAACACAAACGAACCTTGCTCATGAATGTAGAGCGACAGGTAGTTGGTGTTCAGGAAATAAACCGTTCCTTCAGGGCAATACGGGTCTGGATAAATCGGTACACCAGCAACCATCAGGGCGCGGAACGCAGCCTGTGGGCCATTAGCGTCGCCATCAAAGCCGGAACCCGGAGTAATGACGTATTGCTCTTGACCAACATAGTCTTGCGCCAACAGCGTCCAAGTACCAAAGCCACAAACGCCAAAAGTCGGAACTTCAGCGCCGTTCTTCACAGTACCGGAGATGTATTGCAGGATGTTCTGGCGGGTCGGGTTGACGTTGCCAGCCGAGTATGATTTCGATTGCCACCAGTTATAAGCCGAACGGCTGATGTTACCGTAAGTGCCAGAAGCAGAAACTGCTGCTGGTAGACCGGTAAACTGCTGCGTGTTCGTGCTGTTGGTGTACAGCGCAGTTGCCATTGCATCCATCATGACGTTAGTAGCGTCATTCATCCGCGCTTCAATCAGCGGAATAATGGCTGCGTCTTGCTGAACTGCACCTTCCATTCCAAGGAACGGAACCGGGGCAATCATCAGTTTCAGGTCAAATTCAGCGTTAAATGCACCTTGCTGAACTGCTGGCTGGTTGAAAGAACCAGAGTAGTCCGACCATTGTGCGTTTACAAACTGAGCGCCCTGAACTGGAACGGTTACAGAAGAAACACCGCCGGAAGCCTGTTGCGAATTAGCAATCAGAGCCGCCATCAGCGGGGTTGAGTTGTAAAGTTGTACGACCAGCTTGGGAATGAACGCCCGACGAGTAACGTAGGTTAGCTCGGTGTATTGCGTACTTCCCGTTGCTGGAATGATACCGCCACCAATAGGCATTTCATTCTCCTTGGAAACTTATCCCCTGATTAAAACCCAATGGGCCGCGAATTTTTCCGCAACTCTTGGAGTGCTTTTGCAGCTTCGTCACGGGCAGCACCAACAGGATTCTTGTAATACTTCGACAAGTCAAACTTGTTGATGGCTGACGGGTTGTAGCCCGTTGGCGTGGGTGCAGCAGATTGCTTCATCCATTGCCAGTATTCCGCTGCGGTGTCATGGTCGGCAATTTTCTTTTCGAGCATGACTTTTTCAATTTCCTCAACATCTTCGTCGGACGCTGCATAGCCCTTGCGGATTAGCGAGTTCCGGCGACGTTCTAGGTCTTCCTCTGCGCGTTTTTGAGCCAGTTCTGCTCTCATCGCTTCGAGTTCCCTACGAGTCTCGCCTACAGCGTTGGTTGTGGTTTCTTCAATATCTAGCTCTGGAATCACAAGGTCAGGCTTGATTTTCTTGGTCAAGCGCAACACTTCTTTTCGCGTTGCTGGATTATCCGAAAGCTCACGCATTAAAGCAGCGAGTTGGTCGCGCTGCTCATAAGACACATCTTCGAGACTCATAGCTATCCCCTAAATAAATTAAATTACTTTTTTGCCATCACCCGGCTTTTGTACTGCCATCTTGTTCTTCGCGCCAATCTTGTTGCCGGAAGACAAGCCGCCGAATTCCGCAAAGCGCGGAGTGTTGGTGACGACACCGTTTTGTTGCTGGTTGTCCGTTGGACGGCGCACGTTGTTTGCGCCACGGGGTTTAAACAAATCCATGATTTTTCCTTACATCGGAGTTGGAGTTGGAGAAGCACCACCACCACCAGCTCCGGGCATTGCCATCGGTGACGGCGCAGCTCCGGGCATTGGTGGGAGGTTCGGAACAGCGGGGGCCGCTGCCATGAGGCGACCTTCAGGGGTTCCACCACCGGCATTTGGCAAGTTTTGCAACAACTGGATAATTTCAGATTGCTGCAGTTCGCGTGTCTTTTGTTTGCGGGGGCCAATCAGCCCCGTCAACTGACGGATAGCGGCTAATGCTTTTTGGCCTTCTGGTGTTTCGCTGCCAAGACTCGGCAACGCTTGTTCAATCAAATCCATCGCCATCGACAAGTTGACCATCGCGCCTTCACGATTGCCCATCTTGGGTTCCGGTGTAGACATCGGCGCACTCATTGGTGCAGTCGTTGGGTCAGACATAGCGGGTTCAACGTCTGCCGGATTAGGCATTTCAGGCGCTGGCGAACCACGCTGTGCGCTAATCATTTCCATCAACTTATCCGGTGGGACACTCATAGCTATCCTTTATCGTCTGGTTCGGCGTGATTAGACCAGACTATAAAAAGTTGTCAAGTGGGGGAGTATCACCCCTCCCCCGTTGGGTTAATCCGCTAGGGATTACTTGCGGCCTTTACGACCTTTGCGACCTTTGCGTGCCATGATGACCTCCACAAAATGCGGCCAACTTTACAGGGGAAGTCAGCCATACCCCATCCCTTGCGGGGGAATTAACGACGGGTCTTGCGACCGCGCTTCATTTTCTTGTACATCATGATTTCTCCTATCGAGTAAACATCCGGCCTTCTCGACGAGTTTGCCGGGGATTCATAGTTTTGATGCCTGTGACACGGTACTGAATACTCGCCGGGGCTTCAGTACGCTTTAGGTCACGAGTTTGCGCTAACGGCTGGTCAGCTTTTGGCGAGTAATCTGGTTTTTGCGCCATCATTCCCCCACGGCTTTCAAATCAGGTTTCCCCTGCGGTTGTTGGGGCGGCTGCTGTGCTTGTTGCTGCTCCCGTTTCTTCAACTTGTCTTTCAACAACTGTTTCATCGGCGGTTCAAGCAAATCTATCAAAGACTCTTTGTCGATAGCTTGCGCCTTATACATATTAAACGCAAGTTGCCGCATATCTTCGGTAAAGATGGGACTGTTGCTATGTGCATCCACTTTAACAACATAATCTTTTGTAAACTGCTCTGGAATGAACTTATTGCCTTCTTCGTCAACAAAGTGGGTGTTGTCGTAGGCTTGCATCAGCTTTAAGTACAGCGTTGCTACTTTCTCAAGGCTGTCTTCAACGATTAGCGCCCGTTTCTTTGCGCGAGAGCTTCCAAGACGGGCCAGTTGAGAAGCATGACCAGCGGAGCGTACACCTTGCTCACCACGACCAGACAGAACACTTGAAATTCCAGAGGCTTCAGCAAACATTGCATCCACTTCATGAATCACCTCAAACAGTGAACTTGGCATTTCTGGCGCTAACGCATCCACCTTCGCGTTAGGCATATCTGAACTGACATGAGTGCCGGGACGATTCAGCGCAAAGGCTTTTTCGTCGGTGATACCCATGAAGCCAGAGAACACCTTGGGTGGAGAAACTTGCTTAGAAAGCAAATCAAGAATTTCCGTCATGCGAACATTCCGCATACCTTGCAGCAATAACAACCGCTGCACTTCAGATTGACCCCAATAGTAGTCAAACTGCGGGTTTGGACAAATCTGTATAAACGGTAGTTCACCGCGCAAAAACACCGATGCGCCCGGACGGTCGTAAATAAATACATCCGGTTCAGCCATCGTGACTACCTGATAGTCAGAAATCTCATCATTCCAAACCCACAGTTCATACATCTTGACGGTATCTTCGGCAACCCGTGCCTTGTATCGGTTCATGCCGTACAGGTCTAAGTTGACATTGCCGTAAATGGTGGGGTTGACTTGGGAAGTCATGATGCGGTCAAGACCTTCAGGTATGTCTTCAGTCTTGGTGTGAACATTCGTTGTGATTCGTTTCACAATCGATTCGCGCTTTGGGTGCGAATACAATCGATTGTATAAATCAGATTTGGTGATGTAATAGGTTTG